TTTGTGCTCTTCCGATATGGGAGTTCTTTTTAGAATATATAGCTAGACCTCAGACTGCAGAAATATTTTTTGAAGATGTGCTTATGGCTTGCATATTTTATGGGATGCCAATACTTGCAGAAAATAATAAACCTAGATTATTATACCATTTTAAACGTAGAGGTTACAGGGGTTATTCTATGAATAGACCTGATAAAACAATACATAAAATGTCTATAACTGAAAAAGAAATAGGTGGTATACCTAATTCAAGTGAAGACGTAAAACAAGCTCATGCCGCAGCTATTGAAGCCTACATTGAAATGTTTGTTGGATTTAACAATGAACAATACGGTACAATGTATTTTCAAAGAACATTAGAAGACTGGGCGGCATTTGACATAAACAATAGAACAAAACATGATGCATCAATAAGCTCTGGCTTAGCTATCATGGCTTGCAATAAAAATAAATATAGACCAGTTGCTGATGTTACAAAAGCAAAACTTAATTTAAATTTTGCTAAATATGATAACAAAGGGTTTGAATCAAAAATAATTAATTAGATGATTAATACTAGTGTTAACAGCGCATTTCCAAGTCAGATGGTATCTGAGGAAGAAAAGAAAAGTTTAGAGTATGGTTTGCTAGTTGGGCAAGCTATTGAATATGAGTGGTTTAGAGGCGGAAAAGTTAATAGTAACAAATGGCAAACAGGTTATCAAAATTATAACAGGCTAAGATTATATGCTAGAGGAGAACAATCTGTTCAAAAATATAAAGACGAATTATCTGTTAATGGTGATTTGTCTTATTTAAATTTAGACTGGAAGCCAGTTCCAATTATACCTAAGTTTGTAGATATAGTAACAAATGGTATTGCATCTAAAGATTATGAATTAAAGGCTTATGCTCAAGATCCTTTTTCTTTAAAACAAAGAACTGATTATGTAGGTGGTATATATAGAGATATGATGGGTCAAGAATATCTTGATGAAATTGAACAGACTACAGGAATGAATTTATATAATTCTGATAAAAAAACATTACCACAGTCAAAAGAAGAATTAGAAATACATATGCAGTTAAACTACAAGCAGTCTGTAGAAATTGCTGAAGAAGAAGCTATAAATAATACGTTAGCATTTAATAAATATCAATTGACTAAAAAAAGATTAGTAGATGATATTGTTACAATTGGTATTGGTGCTGTAAAAACTAGTTTTAACAAATCTGAAGGAGTTGTTGTAGATTATGTAGATCCTGCTAATTTAGTTTATTCTTATACTAATGATCCTAATTTTGAAGATATATATTACGTTGGTGAAATTAAATCTTTAACATTAGCTGAAATAAAAAAACAATTTCCTTATTTAACAGAAGACGAATTACAAAGATTAGTAAAATATCCTGGTCGTCAAGGTTATATAGCTCAACCAAATTACGATAATGATTTAGTTCAAGTATTATATTTTGAATACAAAACTTTTGTTGATCAAGTATTTAAAATAAAAAAGACTGATCAAGGTTTAGAAAAAGCTTTAGTAAAATCAGATACTTTTAATCCTCCACAAAGTGATAATTTTGATAGAGTTTCAAGAAGTATTGAAGTTTTATTTAGTGGTTGTAAAGTTATGGGCGTTCCACAAATGTTAGAGTGGAAGTTAGCTGAAAATATGACAAGACCTAAAAGTGATTTAACTAAAGTTAATATGAATTATGCTATATGTGCACCTCATATGTACCAAGGTCGCGTAGAATCGCTTGTAAGCCGTATTACTGGTTTTGCTGATATGATACAATTAACGTCATTAAAATTACAACAAGTAATTGCAAGGATGGTACCAGATGGTGTATTTGTAGATGTAGATGGTTTAGCAGAGGTTGATTTAGGCAACGGAACAAATTATAATCCACAAGAAGCTTTAAACATGTATTTCCAAACTGGTAGCATAGTTGGTAGAAGCTTAACACAAGATGGTGATCCTAATAGAGGCAAAGTACCTATTCAAGAATTACAATCATCTAGTGCAAACGGAAAAATAGCATCACTTGTAAACACTTACCAATATTATTTACAAATGATTAGAGACGTAACAGGTCTTAATGAAGCAAGAGACGGCAGTTTACCAGACAAAGACGCATTGGTCGGATTGCAAAAAATGGCTGCCAATGCTTCAAATATAGCTACTAAACATATTGTAGATGCTAGTTTATATTTAACATTAAGAACATGCGAAAACATATCGTTAAGATTAGCTGATGCGTTAGAGTTTGATTTAACTAAACAAGCTTTAATGCAAAGTATTTCTTTAACTAACACACAAAATTTAGATGAATTAAAAAACCTTCATTTATATGATTTTGGTATTTATTTAGAATTAGAGCCAGAAGAAGAAGATAAAGCTTTACTTGAGCAAAACATACAAGTAGCTTTACAAGCAGGTCAAATATATCTTGAAGACGCTATTGATATTAGAGAGGTTAAAAATATACAATTAGCTAATCAAATATTAAAATATAGAAGAATACAAAAACAAAAACAAGATCAAGCCGCACAACAACAGCAGATACAAGCTCAAGCACAAGCCAATATGCAAGCTTCTGAACAGGCGGCTATGAATGAAGTTCAAAAACAAGAAGCTTTAGCTAATACTGAAATACAGATAGAGCAAGCTAAATCTCAATTTGAAATACAAAGAATGGAACAAGAAGCTATGATTAAAAAACAATTAATGGCTGAAGAATTCAACTATCAATTACAATTAGCTCAAGCTAAAATAAATACCGATAGACAAAAAGAACAGTTCATAGAAGATCGTAAAGACAAAAGAACTAAAATACAAGCAACACAACAATCAAAAATGATTGAACAACGTCAAAATGATTTATTACCTACAGATTTTGAATCGGCTGGTAATGATAATCTAGACGGATTTGGTTTAGAGCAGTTTTCACCTCAATAAACCTATTTATTAATTTTTATTATATTATATTATGTCAGAAAAAGTAAAAGAAGAAGGTACTTTTAAAATTAAAAAGAAACCTAAAAATCTAGTAAAAAAAGATGAACCAATAAAAGTTGATTTATCTAAAAAAACAGAATCAGATGCCATTCCAAAGCAAGAAACAGGAAAACTACCTGAAGATAAACGAACCGGAGATATACAAAAAGTGGATGAAAAAGTACGGTCCAGCGAAGATGTGGAAGTACAAGAATCCAACCCGGTTACTGAAATTATCGAAGAAGAAATAAAACCTATTGAAGAAAAAGTTGAAGAAGAAATACAACAAATAGGTGAAAAAATTGAAGAAAGGGTTATTGCTCCTACACCTGAAGAAGTAAGAGAAATAGCTAAACTACCTGAAAACATAGAAAAAGTCGTAGACTTTATGAAAGAAACAGGTGGAACATTAGAAGATTATGTAAGATTAAATGCAGATTATTCTAACGTAGACAATGATACTTTATTAAGAGAGTATTACAAACAAGCTAAGTCACACTTAGACTCAGAAGAAATTAATTTCATGATGGAAGATAATTTTTCTTTTGATGAAGAAGTGGATGAAGAGCGAGATATTCGTAAGAAAAAACTCGCATATAAAGAAGAGGTTGCAAAAGCACGTAAGCATTTAGAAGGTTTAAAGAGTCAATATTACGAGGAGATCAAGTTGAGACCCGGCGTTACTCAAGACCAACAAAAAGCTATGGACTTTTTTAATCGCTATAACCAAGAGCAAGAATCTGCTCAAGAGCAACACGAAAGATTTAAATCTAACACTAAAGATTATTTCTCAAAAGAATTCAAAGGTTTTGACTTCAATGTAGGAGAAAAGAAATTTAGATACGGAGTTAAAAATCCTGAAGTAGTTGCAGAAAAACAATCTAATATTACTAATGTAGTTAAGAAGTTCTTAAACGATAAAGGTGATGTAACAGATGTTAAAGGTTATCATAAAGCTATGTATGCTGCTGAAAACGTGGATACTATTGCACAACATTTTTATGAGCAAGGTAAAGCTGATGCTATAAGAGATGTTGCTGCTAAATCTAAAAACGTACAAACAGAAGTAAGAGAAAGTCCTACTGGTGATGTATTTGTTAATGGATTAAAAGTAAAAGCTGTTAGTGGTTTAGATAGTTCAAAACTGAGAATTAAAACTAAAAAATTTAACTAAAAACACAATTACAAAATGGCTACATTAAATCCGGCATTTGGAAACTTAATACCTTCCCAAGCGCCACAAACCCTAGCTAGTAACTATTTGGCATTTAACGGTGGAGCGAATGACTTTGCTCAACAATATTTACCAGAGGTATACGAAGCTGAAGTCGAAAGATATGGAAACAGGACTTTAAATGGTTTCTTAAGAATGGTTGGCGCTGAAATGCCAATGACGTCTGATCAGGTTATCTGGTCTGAACAAAATAGATTACACATCGCGTACACAGGATGTACTTTAACTGGTAACGGTTTAGCTGTTATCACTATTCCTGCTAATGCTGGTACTATTCAAAACTCAATTTTTCCAAATGATACTGTAGTAATAATGAACCCAGTTACTGGAGTTACTGTTAAAGGTATTGTTGGTGCAGTTGCTGCTGGTAATATTACAGCTTATCCTTTTCAAGCTGCTAACTGGGATGCTTTAGGACTAGTTGGTAACTTAAAAGTATTTGTTTACGGTTCTATCTTTGCAAAAGGTACAGCGTCAGGAAGCAAATCAATTGAACCACAATTTACTCAGTATTCTAACCAACCGATTATCATAAAAGATAGATATGAAATCAACGGTTCTGATACTGCACAAATTGGATGGGTAGAAGTTGCCACAGAAGATGGTACATCAGGATACCTATGGTATTTAAAATCTGAGTCTGAAACAAGATTAAGATTTGATGACTATTTAGAAATGTCAATGGTTGAATCAGAATTAGCTGCTGGAGCTGCTGGTATTAACTTTGCTGCTAGCTCAGCAAACGTACCAGGATTTACAGCTGCTGGTGGTGCTGCTGTTGCTCATGGTTCTGAAGGTTTATTTGCTGCTATCACAGCTAGAGGTAATGTTATGACCGGATTCAACGGTGGTACTGGTATCTCTGACTTTGATCAAGTACTTAAAAATCTTGATACTCAAGGAGCTATTGAAGAAAACATGCTTTTCTTAAACAGATCTATGGATTTAGATTTTGATGATATGCTAGGACAAATCTCTGGTGGTTTTGCTGGAGGTGTTGCTTATGGTTTATTTGAAAACTCTGAGGATATGGCTCTTAACTTAGGATTCTCTGGATTTAGAAGAGGTTCTTATGACTTTTACAAAACTAGCTGGAAATACTTAAACGATGCTTCTACAAGAGGTGCTGTTGCAGTTAGTAATATTGAAGGTGTATTAATTCCTGCGGGAACTTCTACAGTGTATGACCAAATTTTAGGTACAAACATTAGAAGACCATTCTTACACGTAAGATATAGATCATCACAAGGAGATGACAGAAGATACAAAAACTGGATCACTGGATCTGTTGGAGGTGTTTACACTTCTGAGCTAGATGCAATGCAAGTTAACTGGTTATCTGAAAGATGTCTTGTGACTCAAGCTGCTAACAATTTCGTATTGTTCCAAAGCTAAAATTGCTTTAAAGAGTTGGGTGCTTCGGCACCCAGCCCTTTATTTTATTAACTATTATTATATTATATCATGTCAAAACAAAAACAAGCTTCCCCTAAATGGGAAATAAAAGATAGAACATACTATCTAACTCAGGACTTAAGTCCTTTAACATATACTTTAGGAGCAAGAAACTCACGTAGATATCCACTAATGTGGTTTGATGAGTCAACAGGTACTCAAAGAGAAATAAGATATGCAACTAATCAAAACTCATGTTTTGTTGATGAACAAAAAGGAGAAATTATATTAGGTCATATTATTTTTGAAGACGGTGCTTTAGTTGTTCCAAAAGAAAAACAAAATCTACAAAAACTACTTTCAATATTTCATCCTAAAAAAAGTATTATTTACAATGAATTAGAGCCGATGAAGGTTGCAGAAGATGAATTAGATCAAATAAACTTTGAAATTGATGCTTTAAATTTAGCAAAAGATATAGAAATAGATCATGCTGAAGCTATTTTACGAGTTGAAAAGGGATCTAGAGTTGCAGATATGAGTTCTAAAGAAATTAAAAGAGATTTACTTTTAATGGCTAAGAAAAATCCAGAAGCATTTTTAGCTATTGCTAATGACGAAAACGTTGGCCTTAGAAACACAGCTATCAAAGCAGTTGAACTAGGTATTATTAAACTATCACAAGACCAAAGAACTTTTCACTGGGGATCTAACGATAGAAAATTAATGACAGTACCGTTCGATGAAAATCCATACTCAGCAATGGCTGCATTCTTTAAAACTGATGAAGGAGTAGAAATATTCAGAACAATAGAGAAAAAGTTATAATAACATGTAACTATAATATAGTGAAGGGTCACTTAAAACGTGGCCCTCATTATTAATTAAAATACTAAAATGGCAATAAACGTAAATACTGTATATCAAACCGTTTTATTAATACTAAATAAAGAACAGAGAGGTTATATGACACCTGTTGAGTTTAATAAAATAGGTACTCAGGTTCAATTAGAGATATTTGAAAAATATTTTGAAGACCTTAACCAACAGCTACGTATTCCACAAACTAACACAGATTATGCAGATAGAGTGCTTAATCTTGATGAAAAAATATCTATATTTAAAACAAACGGTAGTGCTTCTTACGCTAACAATACGTTTAATTTACCAACCTCTAACGGCGCATCATATACTTGGACTATAACTTCTTCTGGCGCAACCACTTACGCAATAACAAATATTTCAGCTAGTGATTTAGCAGACGGAACAACTACTGTTTATGTTAATGGTTTAATAAGACCATCATCAGATTATACTATAAGTGGTAACACATTGATATGGAATAACAACACACCAAGAGGTATTGTTTCTAATACTGTAGTTGGTAATGTTGTTCCTCCAAACAAAACAATAACAACAACCACAATAATTCCTCAACCTGATATAGCTGTTGGTAGTTATATTAGAGGTAATACAGTTACTGGTAGTGTCGGAAATGCTTCTGACACTGTAAATATATTACAGAATGGTACTGGTTTTGGAATAGGTGTAAATCAAGCGTTTATAACAGATACTGCTCAAACTTTAACACTAGGTGATCCAATAGAATTTATAAATAATATTACAGTTGTTTCACAAACAAATAATTTTTATAGATTAGGTACGGTAACATATGAAGTTGGAGCGTTGTTACCAACTGAATTACAAAGAGTTGATAGATCAGAAATTTATCACTTAAACGCATCTAAATTAACTAGACCTTCTACTAAATATCCAGTTTATTTATACGAAAATAATAAACTTACAGTTTATCCAAAAACTATACAAAGTGGAATTAATGTTGATTATATAAGAAAACCTTTAAATCCTATATGGGATTTTACATCCTCTTCTTCTAATAACTATGCCTATGTTTATGATAGTGCTAATTCAGTTAACTTTGAACTTCATGAATCAGAGCAAACAGAAATTATATTAAAAGTACTATTGTACGCTGGAGTAGTAGTTAAAGATCCTACTATAATACAAGTTGCTGCTCAACAAGTACAACAAGAACAAATAAATCAAAAAAGCTAAATTATGTCTATACCTAATGGTGGTTTAATAACCGAAACTAACAGACAGTATTACGCTGGTGCTCAGCAGAAAAATATAACTTTAGCTGGAGTTGGACAAACTATAACAAGTACGTTTGACACACCACTAGTCGTTGGTACTGGTAATTATTCTGATCCTGCAACCAATGGATATAATTTAAATAGCTTTAAAATGTATACAAGTTCAGATGGTAACATTTGGACTGAATTAACACCTTCTTCACCTGTAGCATCCACAACAGCTGCAAATACTGCTGTTATAGTAAACGCGGGTGTTGGAATAAATTTACCTATAACAGTTGGTAATGCTAATGTTTTAGTTGGTATGGTTATAACAAATTCATCTACAGGAGCTGTATATGGATCTGTAACTGCTATAGTAGATACCTCTAATTTTACATGTAACGTTGATGTGGCTATACCTGTTTCAACTAATTTAACTTTTAAGTTTACTCAACCTTGGCAAATGTTAACGCCAAATATAATAACAGTAAACGCTAGTTTAGCCATAAACACTTACTTAAAAATACAGTTAAATGAAAACACTTTAGATGATAATCTAGGTAGTTATTCTTATACTAGACTTGATGATGTTATAGACAACTTTGAAATAGCTTATGTTGGACCTGGTAAACTTATACCAAGTGTAAAAAGAACTGATATTATATTTCACGCTAGGCGTGGTTTACAAGAATTTAGTTATGATACATTAAAAAGCGTAAGATCTGCTGAATTAGGTATACCTAAAAGCTTAAGCTTACAGATACCGCAAGACTACGTCAACTATGTTAGATTAGCTTGGAAAGATGGTCAAGGTGTGTTACACACCATACAACCTGCGAATACTCTTACAACTAGGCCATATAATACACCTGCTCAAGATGATGAAGGTATACCAACTCAAGATAGTAATAATTCTAACTTAGAAGTCACATCTCAAGTAAATAAAGCTTGGGACTCTAATGACCCTAGAAATATAAGTGGTTCTTATACAGAACAATTTAGTGAAGCTAATGTATATTGGCAAGGATATTATAATGGTTCATTAGGTCAAAGATATGGTTTAGAACCGCAAACAAGCCAAAAAAATGGTTGGTTTGAAATAGACGAAAGAAAAGGTACATTTAATTTTACAAGCGAACTTGCAGATAAAGTTATTGTTTTAGAATATGTATCAGATGGCAATGCTTATGATTTAGATTTAAGAATACCTAAATTAGCAGAAGAAGCTTTATATGCTTATATTATATATGCTATACTATCAGTTTCAAGAGGTGTTCAAGAATATATTGTAAGAAGATTTAAACAAGAAAAAAGTGCTAAGCTAAGAAATGCTAAAATAAGAATATCTAATCTTAAGCTTGATCAAATAGTTCAAGTAATGAGAGGTAAATCTAAATGGCTTAAATTTTAATACATGGCGGAAATAAAGAATAGTTTTCTAAGATCCAAGATGAATAAAGATCTTGATGATCGATTAGTTCCTAACGGTGAGTATAGAGATGCTTATAATATTTCTGTAGGTAAATCAGAAGAAGATGATATTGGTGCTTTAGAAAATGTCTTAGGTAACAACTTAGAAGTAAACTTTCCTTTTGGAACAAGTGTTATAGGTTATTACAGCGATAAAGCTAATTCTATAATATATGTTTTTTTAACAGACCAACAAAACAAAGATGTAAATGTATATGTACCTGACAACGCTTACTGCAGTATAGTTTCTTGGAATGGTTCAACTCTTAATACTTTAGTTTCAGGATCATTTTTAAACTTTACGCCAAACTTTCCTATAACTGGTGTAAATTTAATAGAAAATTTATTATTTTTTACTGATAACAGAAATCAGCCTAGAAAAATAAACGTTACAACCGCAACTTCTAACAGTGGTTATTACACAAAAGAAACAGATATATCTGTAGCTAAATATAATCCATACGAAGAAATAAGTTTATTAAAAACTACAACATCAGTTGTTAAAACTTTAGATGGTACTAGCCCAACAACTATTTTTTCTGTAGATGTTAATTCAAATATTGAAGTTGGTATGACGGTTATAAGTGTTTCTTCAGCAAGTGCCGATAAAATAAATGGAGCCGACTATATAACTGTTGTTAGTGCGGTCACAAGTGGTGTGTCACCTAATGAAATAACAACTGTTACACTTTCTTCAGCCCCAAGTAATTCTTCAGATAATTTAGCCATAGGTGATAAAATGACTTTTTTAATATCTACGATGACAAATGAAAGTGATGTCGCAACATGGCCTGGTGATCCTAACTATTTAGAAAGTAGATATGTAAGATTTAGTTATAGGTTGGTTTACGATGATGGTGAAAATTCTTTAATGGCACCGTTTACTCAAATAGCTTTTATTCCAAAACAAAAAGGATTTTTTATTAACGGTGATGAAGATGCTGCTTATAGAAGTACTGTATTAGAATTTTTTGAAAACAATGTTAATAACATTAAATTAATAATTCCTTTACCAGATAAAGCTTTAAATTGTCAACCTACTACAGCTGCTAACTATAAAATAAAAGAAATAGAAGTTCTTTATAAAGAGTCAGATCAAAACGTTGTAAAAGTACTAGATTCAATAAATTATTTACAATGGGAAACTAGTAGTTTAAATTATTACGAATACAATTATCAATCAAGAAAACCATATAGAACTTTATCTCCTACACAAACTGTTAGAGTTTATGATAAAGTACCTACAAGAGCTTTAGCTCAAGAAAGCGTAGGCAATAGAATAATTTATGGTAATTTTAAAGACAAATATACTCCTCCTTCTAATTTAAATTATAGAATAGCTGTTGGTGACAAACAAGATAGCGTTGGTTTTGATAATTGGATAGAGTACCCAAATCATTCGTTAAAACAAAATAGAAATTATCAAGTTGGTTTTGTTCTTGTAGATAAATTTGGAAGACAATCTTCTGTTATACTTTCTAACGTTGATGAATCAACTGGAACAAGTTCAACAGGTGATATATCAAAAGGATCTACTATTTACAATCCATATAATGGATCTATAAACGATATAGAAATATATACTTGGTTTGGTAACGCTTTACAAGCTGTAGTAGAAGGAGCGATTACATCAGGTTCTAATAATTTACCCAATACTACTTTTGCAGAACCAGGCTTGTATGCTGTGCCAAAAGGTGGGGTTTCAATTGGTTTTGATATAAACGGTGTTAATGCTATTGTTGCTGGAAATCTATATACATTTACCTTAAGTGCAACAGCTGTTGTAGCAAATGCACCAGCAGTCGGTGATTATATGAGAGGTGAATATGTTGATTATGTTGAAGTTACAGACGTTCAAACTCCAGGTGTTAATCCTTTAGAATATGTTGTAACAACTGATAACCCTATAAATATTGATTTATATTCAAATAGTCCTAACGTTTCTGTTGATCCTAAATTTGCTTATAGTATAAATCCTAGAGGTTGGTATTCTTATAAAGTAGTTGTTAAGCAAAATGAACAAGATTATTATAATGCATATTTACCTGGTATACTTGATGGTTATCCTCAACAGCCTGGTATATCAACAGCAACAACAAATGATAATTTAGCTTCTTCAATTGGTGGAAGCACTAGTTTACAATTAGCTACTGCAAACGCAAACATACAACAAGGTATGAGAGTAAGTGGTACGGGTATACTAGGTGTTCCTGTTATAGCATCGGTAATAGATGTTCAAAATTATACTTTTAGCACCACACAATATCTTGGAGCTAATGCTAATTTATCTTATACCACATGGGAATCAGGTGTTTTTCCTGGAAATGAAAATGGTGAAACAGCTAATGTTGTATTAATAAATGATAATATAAATAAAATACCTAGAGATCTTTCAGAGGTTGGTCCTGATCAAAAACAATACAGAAGTTCTGTACAGTTATTTGGTAGGGTAGAAAATACTGCAACTGGAAATAAACAATATTTTCCAGGTACATTAACCGATACTGTTGTTAGCATATCTAGTGCTGATGATTCTAATATGGATTTAGAAACATTAAGTGACACGGGTGTTGGAAATCTTTATCAATTAGACACAAACCCTTTAATAGCTAGAATATCTACTAAAAATCCTATAGGTGTTACTACGGCATCTATGGTGCCATATTTAGCTATATATGAAACTGAACCTGTAGATTCTGTTTTAGATATTTATTGGGAAACATCCACTGTTGGTTTAATATCTGATTTAAACGCAGATGTAGCTAACGGTTTTGATGGGCCTAGTCAATTATCAAATGTTGTAGTAACATATAATGAATCGCTTGTTAGTGGAAATACTATTACAAATCAATTTCAAGTTCAAAATGCTTCTGGAGCTGATTTAAATTTTCCTAGTAATGGTTTTGTTTTAGATTCTGTTAACACGGCCGGACAAGCTGGAGACTTTACACTTGTAAGGGTTTCTCAAAATCCAGATACTTTTGAAGTTAGATTAACCGGTAACCCTATATTTGATTATAAATCTTTAACAGCTTTAACACCACCTTCTTTACAGAATAACGAATATATAATAACTTTAACTTTTACGCTAGCCACTGGTGAGTCTGGAAGTTTCTCAATAAATGCTAATTTAGGTAATATAGCACCTACTTTAACAAATGCTACAGGAGCTGTTGGTTCTAAAACTTTACCAAATGTTAGTGTTGCTCAAGAAACAACTGGAGTAATAACGACAACAGAGCTTGCAGCCGAAAATGGTGCAGGATCTTTAATAGCTAATGATAGATTAATTAATTTAAAATACAGTAAAGTAAGTGAAGTAGATTCTGCTGGAAATGCTACAACTGAGTTTACAATGAGTGTTTCCGGCGCTAACAATGTTGGACAAATATCAAAAACCTCAGCTAATACACCACTAGGCGTTTACACATTAGGTATAACAGTAGAAGATGCTTATGATATTACACTATCTGCTTTAGGTACAGGAAGTTTAAGTACTGATACAGCTAATAACAACACACCTATAACTTTACAAATAACAGTTGGACCTGAACCCGTTAACTCAGGTGTTTATTCTGGTTGTATAGATAATAGCACTGCTATAAGATCAGCTAATACAGCTTATCCATTAGGTGTAGCAAATAGCACACCTAGTGATATAGACGCATGTTGGTATATTTCTAATAATACTTTATCAGCCAGTGATTTACCAGCTCCTTGGAATAACTCAACAAGAAAAGCCACACAAAACGGAGGAAGTGCATTCCACTTAGGTAATACAACTGTTACTTCAACTAATCCAACTGGTATAAAACAACAATTAAATCAAGGTTCTATTGTTTTTACATTAAACTTGTATCAAGATTATAACACCTCTCAACCTTTGAGTTTAGCTTTAACAGCTGGTGTTGATGGGTGGAATATTTATCATAGATCTGGGTCTAGTGATCCTAACGGTTGGCAATTAGCTGTAGATATAAATGATGTTAATCAAAATGGTTTTTTAAATACTATGCTAACAAGTATAGGTTCAGTTGGTAGTTTTGCTTACAATCAAATGGTTTTTGCTTTTAATACACCTGGTGAGTATGCTATTATTGCTACTGGAATAACAACAAATGGAGAGTTCACTACGGTAAACAATGATGGTATGCCTATGGCTTGGGTTAATGCAGATGATTTAAACTTTGCACAGTGTGTTATTGTTCCTGATGAAAGTGGAACTAATTACGCTTCAACAACTACACCAAAAAGCTATAGTTATACAGCACATAATCCGCAGTCAGGTTACAATTGTAGTGGAAGTGGATCAACTACTGTTTGGAGTACAACTCCTTATGGTGAATATGTTTCTCAGTTTTATACTCAAGCAGGTTTAACTTCAGTTTGGCAACCATCATCATACGATGTTAACCAAGCTTACTATTCTTATAATGTCTCTCAATTTAATACAACACCTTCACCTATTACAATAACACCTTATTCTGGTTACACTTTTAGTGGTAAAATAAGTTCTATTGGAGGTGTAGTAGATTTATCTGGGTCATGTAATATACAAAACTGCGGAACTTTTGGATCATCTAGTTCTTGTGCACCATTAATAAGAAGTAATTAATAAAATAAATAAGTGATAATAAAGTTATGCCAGCAACACTTGAATTAAAATATTTTAACACTTTTTGGCTAAAAAAAATTAAACCAATAGTAGATGTAACACCTAACACTGTTGCAGCGCCTAATACAGCTGTATTTGCTAGTCAAATAGGTGCGGTTATAACTATAACAGCTTCCAAAACTTTAACAGAGTTAAATGTAGGCCAAGAAGTTAGTTGGCTTGGTGTAACTGGAACAGCTTATATTATTGCTTTGTCTAATAGTTCTGGTGCTAATACAGAGTTTACTTTAAACACCTCTCAAACAATACCAGCTTCTTCAGTTCTTACATTTGGAGAAATAATTAATTTTGATAATATACCAAAAGCTTATCTTGATCAAAATCCAACAACAGGCGATGATTGGTATTTAGAAGAATCAAGAATAAGAGGTGGTTATAATAATTTAACTGTTGACTTTGGTGTAAAAGCTTATACGGTAGAAGAAGATATTAATCAAAGAAATAGATTTAATTCATTAATATACTCTGGAGTATTTAACTCTAGAACTGGTGTTAATGAAACTAATGAGTTTTCTGTTGGTGAAGATATAACAAGAAGTTTAGATCCTGCTTATAATTCAATACAAAAGCTTTATGCTGAAGATACTAATTTAATTATATTCCAAGAAGATAAAGTTAGTAGAGCATTAATAGATAAAGACGCTATATATTCAGCTGAAGGTAATGCTGTAGTAACTTCAACACCATTGGTTATAGGTCAAATAGTAGCTTTCGCTGGTGAATATGGTATATCAACTGATCCATTTAGCTTTGCTGTATATGGTTATAGAAAATATTTTACAGATAGAAAAAGAGGTGTAGTTTTAAGATTATCAAGAGATGGTATAACAGAAATATCATCTTATGGTATGCATGATTACTTTAGAGACATTTTAACTCAAGCTAACGTAACTAAAATAGTTGGTGGTTGGGATAGTCATTCTAAAGATTATGTTATATCTATACAAGGTGATTCTAGTGCTACAGTGAGTTTTGATGAAGGAGTTTTAGGTTGGACTAGTTTTTTCAACTATATACCATCTTTTTTAACAAGTTTATCATCTACTTTTTATACATTTAAAGATAATGGTTTATGGAAACATCATACATTAAATCCTACATATCCTAATCAATATTGTAATTTTTACGGCTTTACACAAAAAGCAACAGTAACTTTAGTATTAAACGGTCAACCATCTTTAATTAAAAACTTTAAAACTATAAACTACGAAGGAGGAACGGAATGGTCTATGGGCTTTTTACAAGGATCAACAATAGCATCTGGTGTTACACCTACTGATGCTCTTTCTGATGTTGTTACAAAAGCATTACCTATAGGTAAGTTTGTACAAGCAACTAGTTTAGGTGGTTTACAAAACCAATTGTTTGCTAACAATTTTAAAAGAAAAGAAAACAAATACTTTGCTACTTTAGTAAACGACACACAAAAACCTATTGCCGGTGAAATATTTTACGGACAAGATACGTCAGGTATTGAAGGTTTCTTTGCTGTAGTAAGGATGGAATTAGTAAACAATCCTAACGGTGGTATAACAAACGGTATAGGTAAAAAAGAATTATTTGCTGTTTCTACAGAATATGTAGAATCATCATATTAAATATAAATTAACATGGAAGAAATTTTATTAAAAATATTTGAGTTTATGTTTGGTAACTCTTATGGGGTTACTATGGCAGTAATAGATCCAATTATAGGTGGAGCAATAATAGGTGGTGCTGTAAATCTTATAGGTGGACTATTTGGAGGTGGTGCTGCAAGACGTAGACAAAAAGCTGCATTAGCTGAAAAAAGAAGATTAGAAGGTAAATTAGCTAGCTTAGAAAAAAGCAGACAAGCTATTATGAATCCTTATGCTGGTGTAAAAGATATATCTGGTATGGCAAAAGATTTAAGCGGTATGGTTTCTAATCCGTATGCTAGTCTTGGTGTTGCTACTCAAGCTGCTGAAATACAAATAGAACAAACTGATATTGCGTTAGCTAATACATTAGATACATTAAGAGCAACTGGTGGTAGCGCTGGTGGTGCTACTGCATTAGCCCAAGCTGCTTTACAAAGTAAAAAAGGAGTTAGCGCTAGTATTGAGGCTCAAGAGGCACAAAATGAAAAATTAAGAGCACAGGGTGAATCACAGTTACAACGTGTTAAAATGGCAGAAGCTCAAAGAATACAAAACTTAGAAATGAGTGAGGCACAAAGATTACAACAAGCTGATGTTGCTGGTAAACAATTTGTATTTGGAACAAGAGAAAGAAGAGAAGGTGAACAATTAGATAGAGTTTCTGGTCTTATAGAAGGTCAACAAAAAATAGCATCTCAAGCCGCTGCTGATAGAGCTGCTATAAGTTCAAGTATGATTAGTGGTTTAGGAAATATAGCTGGATCTTTGGTTACTAGTGGAGCTTTAGGAGGTAATAGTAAAACACCTACTTTAACATCACCGCTAACTACACCCGAAATTAGTGGAGGAGGATCAGGTATATCAATGGGGTATAGTTAATATTTAAAAAAAAACAATAATGAGTTATAGAAACCCAGTTACATATGTAGATTCTCAAAGTGGTAAGTACTTTGCTAGTGCTATACAAAATATTTCTAACACCACAGCTGGTGTTATAGACAAATTAGGCGCTAAAGCTGAAGCTGAAAGAAAAAAGAAAGAAGCAGAGAACTTAAAGTTATTAAACGATACAACTAAATTTAATTTAGATTATTTAAACAGCGCTAATTTAGCATCTAAAGATTTTGATTTACAACCATCATTACAGCCCGCATTGTCAAGCTTAGTAGATCAAGGATCACAAATAAAAGCAAAATTATTTAACTCTAAAGATCCTGTTGAAAGAGCAGAGTTACAGCGTCAATTATCTCAATATGAAAGTTTTTTTAAAGGTGGTGGTATGAAAAACTTATTACAAAATTTTCAAGAAAAAAGAGAATTATATTCTAAAATAGGATCTGTAAACAAAGCAGGTTCTGAAGGCGGTCTTGATATGCAAAAGTTAGATCCTACGTTAGCTAAATTCTTTTTATCAACATACAATGATAGATTACCATCAGATTTAGGTATAAATATAGTAAATAATAATGGCGTATTTGATATTGTTTTAAATTCAACAGGTGGTGTTTTTGGTAAAGAAGGTAGTTATCAACAAAGTTTAATGGCTTTAATGTCTACTGAATTACCTACAATACCCAATATTACAAAAGAATCTATAGATAGTTTAAAAGAATTAAAAATTATTAACAAAAATGATCAAGCTGATTTAACTGGAAGAGCTTTAGATTATTTAACTCCAGGTAAAAAAGAAATAATAGAAGGTAAAACAATAGAAACATATGAGTTTAACAAAACAAATAGAGATGTTTTTAGAAGAGATATGGATAAAAATGTTTTATCAACATTAGCAGGATACTCTAATCAAGGTAGTTTAATAGATGGTCCAGGTACTGGTTTTAATTCTATAGATAGTTATTATAATAATGTTTTAAGAAAAAAAATTGATTTAAAAAAAGCTAAAGAATTAGGTATAGATGTCCAAGAATTAAAAGAAAAAGATAAAGCACCTAATTTAAAAGTTGGTAGCTCACAAGGTACTTCTTTGGATCCAAAATCACTAGAAATAGTAAAAGAAGAAATGTTAAATCAACTAGAGGAGCGTTTTGAAAACAGTATTCCTAAAGAAATATACAGAACACCTAAAGAAACATCGTCAAAAACTAACAGTAAACAAGCGGAATTACAAGAAGGATTACAATTAGCTTTGTATTTACAAAAAACAACATTACCTTTATTTAAAAATATAGATACATCTATGGATTTATTAAAAGAAATAGATAAATATACTTCTGTAGACCTTTCTCAAGAAACTAATTTTGGAAAAGATGGTAAAAGCGTTTCAATAGGTTCTGGCAAAACCAAACAAAATATTACTTCTGATATGACTCAAGGTCAAATTAAAGCTGCTATATTAAGAGCAAATGGACTTCCGCAAAGTCTTATTTCTAAAATTGATTTTTCAGACATAGGTGGATTACAAGCGGTGTTTGGTTTAGAAATAGATAAACTTTCTAATAACTTAGGTAATTTTAGTGATTTACCTGAGTAACAATTAAAAATTAAATTATGTTTGAATATAATAATAAAATTTTTTCTTTAGAAATGCTTGAAGAAAAAGCTAAACAAAAAGGTTTAAGTTTAGATGAATATCTTAGTGCTCATCCTGATATAAAAAAAATAGAAGAAAAAAAAGATGAACCAGTAAAGAAAGAAGCTGTTGTAGACAAAGCTGCGAATGCAACAGCGGTAAACGAACAAATAGCGGCGGGTCAGAATACGGACTTAGGATCGGAAGATATTTCTTTGGGTTTAGAAAAAATAAATAAAATTAATCAAAACTTTAGTAAAGATACTGATGGTGGTGTTACTAGTAGTAATAAACCTTTAGATGTTGATCAAGCTGGTGATTTAACAAGTTATGTAGATATTCTAGCTGAAGACAAAAAAAAATTAAGAAAAGAAAAAGATGTTGTTTATGAAATTTTTATGGACAAAAGTTTACCTAGAAAATACAATGAACTAAACGAAGTTCAATTAAATTTTTTAGATCAACAAGCGGAATCTGTTTTAGTTGCTCCTTCTACTGCAGAAATAAAATTAAAATCTATTGATCTTTTTAATAAAGCTCAAAAAGGAATTAAAAATATTGAAGACGAAACAGGAACTGCTAGATTTCTAGAAGGGTTAGATAAAGGAGCCGCATATTTAGGTGAAGCAATAGCAAGTATTCCAGAAACTTTAATAGATATAGCTGGTTTACCTTTAAAAGGATTAGTTGAATTAGGTGTTTTACCTGAAAATACAGCAACTACATCAGAAGAATTAAAAAAAGGTTTAGGTGTAGAAAATCCTATATTAGATTACTTTGTAGCAGAACAAGAAAAATCTACTAGACAGTTAGATATTTACGATAAAAAAAGATTTAAAACAACAAGTCCAACTGATAATTTTTCTAATGGAGATTATTACGATGGGTTTGTTACAATGGGAAATGCAATTGGTGAATCAGCTGGTGTTAGTATAGCTTTTATGTATGGAGGAGCTACTAAAGGAATTGCTAAAACCGGTAAGTTTATGACTACTGCGTTAACAGGAACTGAATTAAGACAACAACGTGAGCAAAATCCAGAACAAACAGAGTTAGAAAATATAACTAAATCTATAGCTTTAGCTGGAGCTGAAAGTTTTTTTAGTGCTATAACGCAAGGATCTTTAGGTAAAGTTTATAAAGATATAATATTCAAACAAGGTAAAGAAGCTGGAGAAGTTACTTTTAAAAATGGTCTTATAGCTATGTACGAATCTGCTCTTAAAAAATATGGAGTTGCTATAGCTCCTGTTGGTGAAGGAATTGAAGAGGTAGCCACTCAAATAACTCAAAATGCTATAGAAGGATATCCTCTTTTTCAAGGGATTGCAGATGCTTTTGTAATAGGTATGGGTAGTGGTGGTGTATATGGAGCACCAATTACTGTTTCTCAAGCGAGTCAAGGTGTAAATAATGCTATAACTAGGACTAGAATTTCTAAAATATTAAAAGATACGCCTGGGCCTACTAATGTTAAAAAAACTTTTCAATTATTTAATAAATCAAATGTAACAACTGAACAACAAGTAAAAATATCTTCTTTAAAAAATGCTGACGTAATACTAAAACAAGATTTAGATACAGCTGTTACAAACGGAGAGGTGACTCAAAATCAAGCTAATGCTATTTTAAAAAATTTTTACAATACACAAGGTACAACAAATAGAGTTAAATCTTTAGGTATTGATGGATCTTTACAAACTGAAGCAATTAATTTATTAAAAGAAAAAGAAGTTTTAGAAAAAGCTATAAAAAGAGGTAAATCAAAACCTCTTGCCGATGTCAAACTAGGTCAAGTAGAAACTATTAACAATAGATTAAGAGAAATTTCTAAAGAATCTTCTGATTTATCAAAAGTTAAAGACGTTGCAACTACTAAAAAATTTGCTGAAGGTGTTGGGCTTGCTGTTGTTGAAGCAAATACTGAAGAAAATCAAAAAGCATTAGAAGAGGCTGCACCTGAAGATTTTGATATTAATAAAGATTATGGTTTTATTTCTGGTAAAAATATATATTTAAATAATAAAGTTCTTGATCAATTAGATAATTACGAAATAACAACAGCTTCACATGAATTACTACATGGAGTTTTAGCAAAATCTCTTTTAGATGGAGATTTAAATAGAAAAAACATTGAAGAATTTGTTGAAAAATCTTATGGAAAAGAAAATTTAGAATCATTAAAAAAGCAAATGGAAGAAATGGGTTATGACTCTGATTATTTAGACTCACGACCTGATGAATATTTAACACAGTTATATGACGCAAACTATTTAGGTGAGGCAAGTGCTTTTGAAAAAGCAGCAAGATTTGTTGAGAGATTAATTAGAAAAGCTTCTGGAGGTAAATACAACTGGTCTTTTGCAACTAAAGATGATTTAGGTTCTTTTTTAAGATCATACAAAGAAAGCTTTGAAACAGGTGAAGTATCTAAAAGATTAAAAGATTCTAAATTTTTTAATAGCTCTGAAGGAACAAATATAGAGGCTTTTTCAAAAGCTACATCAGAAGCAGCATCTAATAAAGTTCAAAAAATATTTGATACAAAAGGTAAAGATGGTGCTATAGAAATAATAGAAGAATTTAAACCTATAACAAATAGAATAGTCCAGTCAAGAAGTCAAGCACCAAATTTTGATAGACAATTATTAACTGATGAAATTGAAACTGGTAAACGAGGTATTCTAGATTTAATATCAGAATATGATGCAAGTAAAGGTGTTCCACTAGCTGCTTATATAAACCAATTTTTACCTTCAAGAGCTATTGAAGCTTCTAAAAGAGTTTTAGGAGAAGAGTTTACAGTTGATGTTACAGAAGCAAGAGGCGTTACAGATACTACTACTGAAGATAAAACTGAACAAGTTGCTGAAAAGCCTACTAAAGCAAAAGAAAGTTTAAGAAAGAAAATTAAGCTTACTGATGCTACTAGTAAAAAAGTAGTTGATGCTGTTGTAAAAACATTTGGCACTAAATTACCGCCAGCTGATTCTAAACAATTTAAACAAGCATTATTAAAAGCTTTTAGAACAGAATTAAAAACAACTATTGCTAAAGATGTCTTAGGATCAAGAGCAGCTTATGAAACATTTTTAAGAGATAACTTTGAGGCTATAATAGAAGCATTACCTCAAGATGTTATAAATAAAAGATTTAGACCTTTTGCAGAAGACACTGGTAAAAGAGAAAAAACTAAAGAAGGTAAAAAGATATTTAAGAAAAAAGATATTACCAAAGCTGAATTTATTAATTACTTTTTGGGTAGAGACGTAGGTACATCAACTAAAGGTACTAGAAAAGATGCGTTGGCCGAAGCTTTAGCTCAAGAGTTTGCAACTGATGCTACTATGCAGACTATACAAAGACCTGATGTTAAAGAAAAAAGAGAGTTTGTAGATAAAACACAGACTACAGAAAAAGTTTCTAAAGCAATAGATAGATCTAAAAGTTTTAAGTTTAGTAAAGAAAAACAACGTAAAATAAGATTATTTCAAACTAAAGATATATTTGAAACTAGTGACTTAGATTTTGCTGCAAACAATGAAGATTGGAAAGTTTTATCTAAAATATATGGTTTT